CACCGGAGGGAGGCGCGCGGCCAGCAGGTCCGCCCCGCGCATCAGGGTGCGCGCGGCGGCCTCTGCGGCCTCGGGGGAGGCGCCGGCCCGCTGGTAGCGCAGCGCCACCTCTGCCGCCCGCGTAGGCCCGCCCGCACGCGCCTCGATCACCTGCCGGCGCCGGTCGTTGAAGGTCGCCACGAGCGCCCCGTACTCGGCTCCCCGCGCCGTGGCCTGCGCCCCCCGGCCCACCGCCCGGCCCACCGTCGTCACGGCGTCGCCGGTCGCCCTGGCGGCGTCTGCCGCGCGCTCTCGGCCACGACGGAGCAGCGACGCCCCGCGCTCGCGCACCGGCGCCGACAGCTCGAAAAACCTGTCAATCTTGTCGCCCAGATTGCGCCGGCTCACGTCCGCCACGGCTTCGGCCAGCGGCTTGCCCAGCTGCATCTCGCGCAGCACCGCAGCGGTCGTTTGATCTCCAACCTGTTTGATCGCGCGGTTGGCGGCGGCGCTGGCCACGCTGGTCGCCAGCCCGGTGATCCCGCCGCCCCCCAGCACCGCGCCGGTCAGCGCCCCTACCTGCTCGGAGAAGCCGATGGCGCGGTTGGCGTTGCTGCGCCCGGCGCCCTTCGCCGTCGCTTCTTCCACCCACTTCGCTGCGCGGTACTCCGCCTTCGCAGCCTTGTACGCGGCAGCGGCGTCGCTCCCGGCTTCCTTCGCAGCCTTCGCGGCCGTCGCCTCGAAGGTCTCCTCCATGATGCCGCGCACGCGCTCCAGCGCCTTGCGCGCCGGGCTGTTGCTGGCCTTCGCCTCGAACACCATGTCATCGAGAAACGAGCGCTGGCCGTGGAACTCCTTGAGGGTCATACGCCCCTCGGTGGCCTTGCTCTCCAGCGAGGCGAGGTAGTCCTCTACGCGCCCCGCGTAGCTCTCGGCACCAGCGATTTTCTTGAGGTTTTCGACCACCTCCTTCTGCGCCTTGGTGACCACCGTGGCGATCTCGATCTTCTGCCCGGTGGCCTCCAGTCGGTCGAGCGACGCGCCCACGCGCTCGCCTACCTCGCGCCGCAGCTTCAGCGCCGCTTCCGCTTGCTCGGCGAAGGTGAGCACCTTGCCGTCTTTGCCCGCCAGCCGTGGCAGCTCTTCGACGATCTGCCGCGCCGCGATCTCGCGTGAGCTGCCTAGCCGCTCAGCTTTCTGCAAAATCTTGTCGGTCGCGCCGGTGCTCTGAAATGCCTTCTCGATCGCGGCCTTGTCTACGTCGATCACGGTGCGCGCGAGACGGTCTGCCTTCCCCGCAAGCCCTTCCGCCGCGGGTGCGCTGCGCCCGGTGACCTGCTCCGCTAGCTCTGTCGCCCGGTCGAGCCCTTGCCCTACGCGCTCGCCCAGCACCGCCGGCAGCTCGCCCCGCGCAAGGCTTTGCTCCAGTCCCCGCCCGGTGTCGAGCACGCTGGCCAGCCGCGCCCGCCCCGCCTCGGCCACGCGCTCGGCCCCCCGCCCCGCCAGGCCCACCGCGACGCTCCCGGCGCCGAACAGCCCGCCGAAGCTCGCCCCTACCTGGGCGCCGCTCAAGAAGCCCCTGCCCATCGCTGCGGCAAGGGCCTCGCCGTCGGCCTGGGGGTCGCGGATCACGGTGCGGCTCAGCCCCTGCCCGGCGCCGTACACACCGAGCTCCAGGGCCTGCCCGACGACCGGGGCCACGAACCGCCCCGGGAGCCCGCCGCCGACCGCACGAGCGGCCATGCCGCCGGCCCCCTCGGCCACGGCGGTCAGGGCCCGTGGGAGCGCGGTGACGGCCCGCGCCGCACGCGCTGCGGTGCTGGCCCCGGACGCCGCGGCGCTGCTGCCCCCGGTGGCCAGGAGCGGGGCCACGAAGCCCGCGGCCTGCCCCGCCATGCGCGAGCCCGGCGCGAAGCGATCGGCGTCCTGGACGAACTGGCGAAACTCGCCGCCGCGCCCTACCAGGTCGGCCCCCTTGGCCAGCAGCGCGTCGCCTGCGCCCAGCGCAAGCGAGTCCACGACGCCGGTCCCTGCGGCCAGCGCTTTCATCCCCAGCCCGCGGAACTCCTCCTCGCGCGCTGCGTCGCGTACGTCCGCTTCAGTCCCGAGCCGCGTGGCGAAGCTCTGCGCCCGCGCCACGGCCTCGGCGCCGCTCACGGTCTCCCACGAGCCGTCAGCTTTCTGCACCGGGATCGCGGCGTTCTCGGCAAGACCATACTGCCCCGAGCGCAGCAGGCTCGCGGCCTCCGACGCCGCCACCTCGACGGGCTGGTCGTCGGGGCCGTAGACCGTGATCGTGCGCGCGGGGTCGGCCATAATTTGGCCTTCCCGCTGAGGTTGACGGGTTTGATGGGCTTGATGGTCGGCGCCCCGCCCTTGACCTTGGTGGTGACCGAAGCCACGGCGGGGCCGGAGCGGAGCGCGGCATCAGTAGCGGCGCCTGCGCGCTCCAGCTCACGACGAAGAAGCGATGCGCTGACCTGCCGCTGGAACGACTCTTCCGACGGCCTCACCGAATCGATGCCGCGCATCCTCGACAGGAACGAGAGAAGCCCGTCGATGTCCCCGGCCTCGGCCAGCTGCATCGCTACGCTTGCCTCGCGGGGCCCGAGTTGTCTCGCGTTCACGCTGTCGCGGATTGCCGCCTTGGCGACGCCGACGGCTTTGCCCCGGGCCACCGGATCCGTGGCCTGCGTCGCGGTCACGAGCGAGGCACCGGCGCGGTCCAGCGGCGTCGCTCGCACGCCGCTCGCACGCACCACGGGCGCGGGAGGCGCTGCGCGAGGAGCCCCCACCACGCCACCGCCGCCGGGCAACGCGCGCCCTTCCGCAGCAGCCTGCGCACGCGCCCCGACACGCACCGGTGACGCCGCCGTGGCCGGCGTGGCGTTCACCTGGTCGAGCTTCGCTCGCGCCTGGTCGTCGGCCCAGCGAAACATGTCTTGCACGGCGCCAACACCGTTGGTCAACACGCCGCCAAGGATCGTCTCCCACCGCGCGGCTTCGTCGTTGTTTTTGGCGCCCTGGCCCAGCACGACGTTCGCCTTGCTGGACACGCGCTCCATCAGCCCTTTGACCTTCGACTTGTTGAAGGTCTTGCTGTCCACCGGGTGATCCCGCAGCTCTTTTTCGAGAAGGCTGATGTCCTTTTTGAGGACCTCGATATCCCCGATTTCCTTGCGGATTGTTTTTCCCTCGCCGTCCTCGACGAAGCTCCCAAGCCGGTACTTTTTCCCTTCGTAGGTGACCTGCTGGCCTCCGGCGCCGCCGGCTTTTTCTGCCTTCTCCAGCAGTTCAGCGGCCTTGGTGAGGTTCGGCGCGCGGCCCCCCACTACCTTATCCTGCGTGGTCTGGTACTGCTGCGCCACCTGCCCGTTGGCGGCCTGTGACAGCTGCTCACGCAGCCGTGCTTGCTCGGCCTCCAGGAGCGCAAGGGCTTCCCTCGCTCGCACGCTGTAGGGCGACGAAGGGACGATCTGCCCGTTCTCGTCGTACTGCGTCTCGACGCCCATCGCCGCTTCCGCTTCGGCGGCGGTGCGCGCGATCTTGGCCTTGTAGGTCTCCAGCCCGGCGAGGTACGCGGCGTCCATGGCCATGCGCTCGTCGCCGAATTGCTCCTTGGTGAGCTTGTAGATCTCGCCCAGGGTGTTGATCTCGCCGCGCTTCTGCTCGACCGCGAGCTGCTGCATTTGCAGGTCGGTTTTGAGCGCCTCGTCCAGCACCGCGAAAGCCATTGGCGGGCCGTCGCCACCGGCCAGCGCCTTGCCCAGCCCAGAAAAAACCATTGCCAGACCCGCGAGCGCTTGTTGCCCCGTGCTCATGTTCCGGAGCAGTCGGTTGGGGTCGAGCTTCGCGTCAGCGATTTCCTTGCGCTTCTGGTCGATCTCGCCCAGCACGCCGCCAAGCTTTTCCGCCTGACGTGCCTGAAGCTGCTCGATCTCCGCTTGCCTCGCGGCGGCGCGCTGCGCCTCCGCTTCCGCAAGCTCCGCGCGCTGCGTCGCCGCGTTCCCTTCGAGGTACGCGAGGTCGCTGCGCACGTTGGCAAGGCGCTTCTCGGCCGCCTCGCGCGCCAGCGTGGCCATCGGGTCCGGACCGGGGCTGTATTGCTGCGTCGCGCCCGTTTTGAAGGTGCCTCCGGGGACAAACGTTCCGGGGCTCCCCGTAAGCTCTCGCTCGGCGGCCTGCGCGTAGAGGTTCGCTGCGACCGAGCCCGGCGTCTGGGAGGCCACGGGCTGCCCGCCACGCACGATCTTGGGCGGCTCTCCGGGGGCGGCGGCAGGGGCCGGCGCTGGCGCCGCTGCGGGGGCCACGGGGGGCGCTGGCGCCGGTGCTACGCCGACCAGCGGAGAGGCTTGCGCAAGCCCCGCCGGAGCGGCCTCGGGGGCCGGCGCGGCTGGCGGCGTCGGCACCGGGATGAAGGCCCGCGTGTCGCTCAGCTTCGGGCTCTCGGCGGCGACGATGCCGTCAGGCACCGGGGCCGGCGTCGCCGTGCGCTGCGCGTCGATCTGGGCGATCTGCTGGTCCACCGAAGGCGAAGGCAAGAGCGTGAGCGCCCCACCGTCGGCGTCGGTGAGCTTGACGCGCCCATCGGGCAGCCGCTCGTAGGTCTGGTATGTGGGCATCAGCCGGCGATCCCTTTCATCGCCGCGCCGCCGCCGAAGTCCATCACCTTGCCAAAGAATTCGCCGCGCCGCTTGCGCATGCTCTGGTCCGCGCCGATCGCGGTCTGGTCGTAGGCCATCGCGCCCTGCTGCTGTGCCTGCGCCGCTGCCATCTCAGCGTCAACGCGTGCCGTTTGCTCCATCTGCGAGCCCTGGCGCTCGACGCTGGCCAGCTGCCCCGCGCCTTGGAGCGCCGCGAGCTCGCGCTGGTAGGCGGCGCTGCTCTCGGCCACCTGTTGCATCCCCGCGGCCTGAGCGAGCTGCGCTTGCCCCTCGACCTGCTGCGCCTGCGCCATGCGCTGCGCCTGCGCCACCTGGGCCGGCCCCCCGCGAGCGCTGGCGGCGGTCTGCGCCGTGGCCTGCGCTCCCGCAGCCATCCCGGCGGCGAGCTGCTGTTGCGCCAGGGTGCGCCCCGCGCGCCCCTCGGCCACGGCGCGCGCTTGCTCCGCAGCGGACATCATGCCGCCGCCGGCGGCGCGCTGCTGGTCTAGCGCTTGGTCGGCCTTTGCCCAGTCAAACTCGGGGCGATAGTTGAAGTCATACGCCGCGCGGTCGGGCTGGCGCCCCTTGCCCAGCGCCCCGGAGGTCGCCGCGCCGATTCCGCCCGCCGCCGCGAGCCCTGCGCCTGCCAAAATCAAAGGGAGCATGTTACCTCCGGTTGTCCGCCGTGACCTTGTTTCGCCCGCGTTTTTGCCCGACTTCGAGGTCAATCCCGTAGAGCTCCAGGGTCCCGCTCTCATCGAGCGACGAGCCGGTAAGGGCCTCGACCAGCTCGACCTGAGCGCTGCGCCCTTTCTGCTGGACGACGTGCGTTTCGAGCTGCAACCGTCCGTTGGCCTCGGCTGCCAGCGCCGCGAGGTTGTGCTCTGCGGTCTGGTCGGCCGCGTCGCTGTCGTCGCTGCGCAAGATCGTCAGCACCTTGACGCCAGCGCTGCGCTTGAGCGCCACCACCACGCGCCAGAGCCGCTGAAAGCCCGTGATCCCCTGGAGCCGCACCCAGGGCAGCCGCAGCCGCCACGAGAAATACTCGCCGCCGTCGCCCGTCGCTGTGTCGCTCTGGCGCAGCACGGTCGCGTTGTTCGCGTACCAGGTCGCGCCGTCGAGCACCGCGAGGGCGCGCGGGTAGCGGTTGTCCGACGTGCCGCCAGCGGTCCAGGCGAACCACGCGCTGCGGAGGTAGTCCCAGACGACGATCACGCTCGGCGCGGTGACCGACGCGCGTGCCATCACCCACAGCACGCGCCCGTTCTCGGGGTCGTGCGCTGCTGCGCGGCAGACCGTGTACTCGTCGGTGATGGCTTGCACAGGGCCGCCGACAAAGGCCGGCGGGGCCTGCGGCGAGGTCAGCAGGTGGAAGCCTTTTTCTGCAAGAAACAGCGTGCCTCCGGGGAAGGTCACGACGCTGCGCGCGTCCACGCACCCGATCGTCTCGCTGACCACCGTGGGGCCACGCCAGTCAGCCAAGGCGCCGGTCATCGCGGGCCCGAGGCCGCTGAGGGCATGGGTGCGCGTGCGGCTGAAGATCAGCAGCACCGGCCCCGCTGCCGCGACCGCCGTGGCCTCCTCTTCGATCTGAACGAAGAGCTGCGTCCGGTGGAACTGCGGCGCCTCGCCAGGGAGGATTTCTTTGGAGTAGCAAACAACGCGCGGGTCCTCGCCGGACACGAGCCACAGCCGATTTTGCCACGCCGCCAGGGCAAGCGCGGGGGGCGCGAGCTGCGACTCCAGCACGCCGCCGGTGGTGTAAAGCTGCCCGAAACCCGTGGCCAACAGCGCCGCGTCGCTCAGCCCATCGTCCGGGAAAACGACGGCGCTGTTGCGCTCGTTGGCGTAGGTGGTGACGTTCGGGTCGTCGATCCGGTAGTAGGGCCCGGTGGTGTTTTTGAGCGTCCGGAACAGGGCCACGCGGGCCCGGCGCCCGAGGAACCCGGCCAGGTCACCACGGCGCGTGAGGGCGAGGCAGGTGACCTCCAGGTCCACGCGGGCCAGCGGAAGCGCAGAGCCGATCTGCACGGCCACGGGCTGCGAAGGCTCGCTGTAGTGCCAGTTTCCCCGCGCGTCCTGCCATTCGTAGACGGCGCGGTAGAGGTACACGAACGGCTGCCCGGGGGCGACGTCGCCGCCTTCGATGGCGCCGCCACCGCCCGCCGAGGGCACCGCCGCGCGGATCGTTGGAGGTCGAAAGAATCCGCTCTCGACCACCTGCGCGCCGTCGAAGATCGGCGCCATCGCGCCACCGAAGGTCAAGCAGTTGGCCCTCTCCGTGGCAAGGTTCACCGGCGCCTGGTCGATGAAGTAGTCAAGGTCCACCAGGTCCACGCCGCTGCGCCCCGCAGGCACCGCGCTCGCGGTCGAGGGGATCCCCGTGAGTACCAGCGCCCCCCAGCGCCACGCCTGCGTCCCGCTGACGCACACGTCCGCCAGCGGGGCCGCGATGGGCGTGGGGATCGCCTCGCGCCAGCAGATCGCGCCGTGGTAGGTGTGCACCGGGGGCAGGTCCTCGCCCTGGTCGAGACGCACCAGCGCGTACGAGCCGTCCTCCCCGAGGAAGATCCAGTCAGCCCCGGCACGGCGAAAGAAGCGGCTCTGGAACAGCTCGCGCACCCGCACCCGCGCTCCGGGGCTCCCGCCCCCCGCGTCCAGCAGGATCGCTCCACCGCCATCGTCGCCGGGGATCTGCTCCCAGCCGACCCAGCCGCCGGGAGAGCACACGGTCCGAGCGCTGGTCGCCACCGCCGTCGGGTCCGTGTAGACGGTGCCGACGCCTGCGAGCGCGAAGGGAGCGGCGTTCCAGCGCCCGAGGCGAATGTCAGCCACGCCGCCGTTGAAGCGCGCGAACGAAACCCACAGTCGGTTACTCGACTCGTGCACCACCGCATGCAGCGAAACCGCATCGATGTCGGCGTGCGTGAGCGGTCCCGCGACCACCGTGGGCGCGTCGAGCGGAAGCCCACCGATGGAGCATTTGATGACGCGAACGCCTGTGCGAAACGGCACCCACGCGACGTAAAACTGCCCGGCTTCCTGCGCGGCGCAGCCGTCGAAGGGGAACGTGATCGGGTTGATTTCGAGCGTGAGTTCCGCGCTCTGCACGACCGGCGAGCCCAGGTTGGGCTTGAGCCGGAAGGCGCGCAGTTCGTTGTCGAGGTTGTTCCAGTAGACCACCACCACGTCGTCGCCGACAGCGAACGCGCGGTGTTGAGAGCAGTCGTCCTGGAGCCTTCGATCGTCCTGGAGGACGGCGCCGGTGGAGGTGAGGATCTGCTTGTAGAAGAGGAAAGTATCGACCCGGTAGACGACGATCGTATACGGCCCGACCACCACGGTCTGCGCGGCAGCGACGGGCTTCTCGGTCACGCGGAGCAGGGCCCGGCGGCGCATCGACAGCGGGCACGCAAGGCCGTGCTGCGACCAGCCCACTGCGGTGTGAGTCGCCAGGATCGGGTCATTGAACCCCATCGCCGCGACGATGGCGCCGCGGTAGGTATGAAGGCTCCGGATCTGCCCCGTCGGCAGCGACGACAGCCCGCGGAAGCCTTCGTTGCTGACGGCCTCGTGGCCCTTGCGCTTCTTCAGCACACCGGCCCGGTCGTAGCGGAGGTTCTCCATCGTCACGAAGCCCTCGCCCAGCCCGAGGGCCACGTCCTCGCGGTCCTGCGCGAGGCCGCCCCGGATGAGCACGGGGACGCGGATCTTCTGGAGCGCCATCACCACACCCACAGCCAGACCCGGCACGCGGTGGCCGAGTCGAGGGAGAGGAAGCGGCGCGAAGCCTCGCGCTCGAAGGCCGAGAAGGCGGCGCCGGTGACGCGCGCGGGGAACCAGCCGACGGGCACGCGGTCGAGCCCGTGGGCGACCTCGTTGGCCCCGACCTGGAGCTGCACTTCGACCAGCGTCCCCCGAAGGAACGGGATCCGCAGCAGCCGTTGCAGGTCCGCCAGAAGCTGCGCGTAGCGCGCGTCCTCTCGCGGGTCGCCGGTGCGCTGGTCGCGTCCGGGGGCGCTCACGGCCAGTACCCGCCCGGCCGGAGGTGATGCCGGTGAGGCACGCCGTCGAGCAGCGTCTCGTGCTGCTGGGCGTACACGTCCACCACGCGCTCGGGCCGGTTGCGGTCCTGCGCCGTGGCCATCTCGTCCAGCCGCGCTTCTTCGCGCTGGAGCCAGGCGACCAGCGCCGTCGCGTCGCTCTCCTCCTTCTGGAGCGCGTAGATGGCGGCCTGAAGAACGGGGATGTCCTCGAAGCCGTCGAGGCCCTCAACCACGGCGTTGTCAGCGGTCGAGGCGATGGTCGTGGGCAGGTATTCAAGCCGCAGGGTGAAGGCGTAGCGCGGCGTCGGGCGCAGCTCGATCTTGCGCACCGGGGTGAGCACGCCGCCCACGTCGGCGCGCTCGTTGCGTAGGCGGTAGCGCACCGTGTCGGCGTTGCCGTCGGTGCGGTTGAGCAGCCCCGCCAGTTCGTTCATCTCGAACGGCCACAGGGGCACCCAGCCCGTGGCGTCGCTCGTGGCAGCCTGCCAGCGTCCGGCCACCGGCGCGGCCTGGACGGCGCTTCGGTTGGCCAGCAGCTGGATCAGCGTGAGGAAATCCTCCGGCAGTTCGTAGAGGGCTTGCCCCGCCACCGTGTCGATCTCTGCGGTGGAGCGCTCCCACTCCTGTCCGCCACGGTGGAGACGCTGACGCAGGGCCTGCACGCCGCTGAGGATCAGCTCCTTCCACTCCGTGTCCGGGAGGAAGGTGCTGTTCGTCATGTCAGCGCGGCGCCTGGCCTTGGCGACCAGGCTGCCCAGCGTCACGAGGGGCATCTTACTCTTCCTCCATCACCAGGAGGACGAACGCGCGAAGAGCCTCTGCGGCGTCCTTGCCGTTCCCTGCGCTGGCTTCCTTGTGGAAGGTGAGGGCGAGCTCGGCGGCGTCGGGCATCTCTTCCCCGTCGTCGTCCTCGCCGTACCCCTCCTCGCTCGCCATGGGCGAGGGCGGAGGGCGCTTTTTGTCACGGAGGGCGCGTGCGAAGTCCATCAGACCCCTCGCACGCGGTTGAGCGCGATCAGCGTGAAGCCGATGCGCACGTTGTTGGCGGCGGTGCGGTTCACGCCCGCGCCGTTCTGCCGGTACTCGACCAGGAATTTCCCGGTCGTGGGGATCGTCGCAGGTGCGTCCGGGAAGTGGAAATCGTAGGCCGCCGCAGGCTCGGCACCGTCGGAGCTTTTGGCCCCGATGATGTTCACGACGCGCGCGTAGGTGTCGTCCAGCGTCACCTCGAATTCGCCTGCGTTGGCGGTCTTGGTGACGCTGAGGACGCCCTCTCCGACGAAGCTCGCGGGGTCCGGGTTCGATGCGTTGTTGCAGAGCCACGAGAAGCTCACAACGCGCGTCTGCTCCGATCGAGCAAGCAGGTGGTGGTGGGCCTTGTTGCTCATGGTCAGAAGTCCTGCGCCGCCGGATCGAGCTTGATCCAACCGCTGTTGCCGGGCAGTTCGCAGATCAGGTTGCCGTAGCCGCCGGCCTCAAAATCGTAGTTGTCCTCGCCAGGCACGCGGTGAAGAAGGCCGTCCTCCTCGAAGAAGCCGATCATCTTGCCCAGGTGCTTGAACGCCCACGAGCCCGGGTTGGTCACGAAGGCCCAACCGGGAGGCACCCCGGGCTCACTCTGAAGGTCGAGGTCACCGATGGCCGTCTTGAACTTGATGGTCTCGAAGCCGATCTCGAGATCGCCCACATCGACGGTCACGACACGCTGCCGCTCCGACGCCTCGATCTCGTCGATCGACATGGGGTTCATGTAAATGTTCGACGCATCCGTGCCCATGTTGGCGAAGTGCGCGCACGCCTTGCGGATGGTCTCGGCGTAGGTGCCCGCGCCCTCGGTCCACCGGTGCCCCGAGAGGCGCTCGGTGTTCTGGCTGCGGACAGCGCCGAGGTAGTTCAGCACCGCGGTCGCGTCGTCCTGCGGGATCCAGCCGCGCACGCCGTCGAGCGTGAGGCCCTTGGTCCCGCGCCGGAAGAGGTAGTCGTTCAGCGTCACCTCGCCAGCGCCGACGGGAACGTTGGTGGTGAAAGTAATCAGACCGGTACGCTTGTTGACCGCGAGGATCGTCAGCGTGATGCCGGTGGCAGCCGAGCCTTCCGCACCGCCGCCGGGCTGGCGCACGGTGGTGACACCGCCGTAGCCGGTGTTCTGGCTGAACTGCACCTGCATGTCGCTCTCCAGCCATTGCGCCATCGCCGGGTTGGCGAGGCGCACCTGGGTGGCGAGCAAGCCGCCAGCGACACCGACGGCAGCAAGGCGACCGTACGCGCCGCCGCCGTTGCCCCAGACCGAATAGTCGAGGAAGCGACCCAGCGACATGATCATCATGTCGGTTGCTTGCTTGTACTTGTTCGCCACGGCGCCCTTTTTCGAGCGCGTGGCGAGCATCAGCTCGCGGCTGATCTTGCCGTAGCCGTAGTACTGTTTCCGTTGGAGCACAAAACGCTCTTCGGCGTTCGTGCTGATCGTGTTGCGCGCGACGGCCACGGTTGGGCCGGCGCTCTGGTTGTAACCGTGCTGCACGGTATGTTCAAAAGTTTTCCCCTCGAAGTCGTCCACCATCGGAAGCGCGGCCATGAACGGGCGCTTCTTGCAGATGATGAGCAGGAGTTCTTCGGGGCTGTAGACGCTCTTGAGGCTGTTCGCTGCGGAAATCAGGTCTTCGGGACCGAGGGCCATGGGCCGTCTCCAGGTCGAGGGTCAAGGTCGCTGGGCGATCCGCGCGGGGGCGGGCAGCGTTTGCCGACTGAGACGGCGCCGGGGGCTGGCGGCGAACCGGACGCCAAGCGTCCGTGGTGAGCATCTTACCTCAGCCCACGGCCTTTTCAACCCTCGCGCGAATCTCGGCCCGCGAGGGCATGCGTACCTTGCCTGGACGACCCGCCGGGGTCACCGGCGGAAGCTCGGGCTTTTTGCGAGTCGCAGGGGGGGAAACGGTCGCCGGTGGCGCGGGGGGCGGAGGGGCCTTCTTCGCGGCCCGCTTGCTGACCGTCTCGTGGTGCTGAGCGAAGGCACGATTCACCAGGCTCAGAAGGTCGGACGCGCTGGCCTTCTTGTTCGGGTGGGCCTTGTCCCAGTAGGCCGCAGCGTCCACCGCCGCCTGCTCGATCACGGCCCAATCGTAGCCGTCGAGCTCGGGGTACTTGCTGGCGTCGCTGGCTTCCTTGCGCAGCTCGGCTACGGCGCGCTCGTACACCTGCTCGGCCTCGCGTGCCTGGATCTGCTCCTGGAGCTCCCGGATGATCTTCTCCTGGCGCTCCACCTGCTCACGCATCTCCTGGGCCACGCGGGCCATGGCCGGAGGGAGGGCACCGGTGGTCAGGGCTTCCTGCTGGATCAGCTCGATCGCCTCCGCTCGACTGAGACCGATCTTCTCCAGCGCCGCCAGCGGGTTCTTCTTGGCGAGCGCCGCGTCGATCTGCGGGCCCTCGGGGGCGGGGGCGCTGGCCTTGGCTTGCAGCTGCTCGCGCAACGCGTTGCGCTCGGCCCGCAGCCGCTTGATGCCTTCGACCAGCTTGGAGGGGCTCTTCTTCGGCACCGCCGGCGGCGTCTCGGCTAGTGCTTCGGCGCTCGTCTCTTCGGTGGTCTCTTCGGGGGTCGTCGTGGTCTCTTCGGTCATGGCATCTCCGTCTCAGGTAGGGGCGCTGGCGCGGCGCCGGGGGCTGGGGGTGGGGCTGGGGGTGGCGTCATCAGCGCGACGCACGCGGCGGCCCATTTGCGGGCCAGGGCAAGGCGCTCGGGGGCCACGCCCTCGGCCCGCGCCTTGGCGTAGTACTGAGCGATCAAAGCCTTGCCGTTCACGAGGTCGTCCATCGGCTCCGGCGGCACGTAGGCGCCGTCGCCGAACAGCATGTTTTCCAGGGTGCGCTTGAGCCAGGTGACGCGCGCTTCGTCGAGGTCGGCGTCGGCTTCGAGGTCCGGGTCGCGGGTCAACCGCGCAGCCCGCGCCGGGTCGATCTGCCCGGTGGCGAGCATGTCGGCCACGAGCGCGCGGCGACCTGCCGGGCTCTCGGGCAGGCTGCTGACCGCGCCCTTCTGGACCACGTAGGCGTCGCGCTCAAGGTCCACGTCGAGGAACGGGATTCGCTCGACGATCCCCTGCTCCTGGTCCTCGTAGACAATCGAAAAGTCAGGGTCTTTTTCGGTGAGGCGACGCGCCTCGTCGAGCATGAGGTCGGTGACCTCGACGTACATTTCTTGCGCCCCCAGCGTCCACGACGCGAGGCGCCCCGAGGATTTGTCCGCGTAGACGCGCAGGGCCTCGCCGCTGTTGAGCCCCGCGGGCTTGACGCCCATCGAGGCCATCTCGCTGATGCCCTCCTGGCGGAACCCCTGGGAATAGAGCCGCTCGATCTGGGCGGCGATCTCGGGGCTGACCGCACGCGCCACATCCCACGCCGGAGGGACGTTGCCGTGGTACCAGAGGATGCCTCCCGCTTCGTTCGTGGGGGGCCAAGGGCGCGGCTTCGACGCGATCGGCGCAAGCATCCGGGGGTTGGTGGTGAGGTCGATTGCCTGCTGCAACCGGTGCAGCAAGAGACCGATCTGCCGCTGGAACTCGCCCACGCCGTCGGCGATGCCCGTAGACCAGAAGCCGCCACCGACCGGCGCACGCCAGCCCCAGAACGTGAACGGGAACCGGCTCTGCTGCCACGGCTCATCGACGAGCACCAGGTCCTGGATCGCCACCACGTGCCGCCCATCGTCGGCGTCGGGTGCGCTCGGCAGGTGCCATGCCTCCAGCACCGGGATCCGGTGCGAGCGCCCGCTGTAGAGCCTGCCCAGCGACGACCAGGGCACGAGCCCATAGCCGTCGGTGTCGTCGATGGCCTTCGCCTGATCCGGGTACAGATGGGCGAGGACGCCCCGGTCTTCTTCGGTGATCGAGTAGAGGCTGCGGAGGTCGCCGGTGCGCTCGTCTTCTTCGTGCGCCCACAGGTCCCAGGGGCGCACCGCCGTTGCGGTCAACTGCCCCCAGCGTGAGCCCACCCGCACCACGCCGTCACCGAACAGGGCCGATCGTACGGCGACGGTTTCTCTGACGATCTTATCGAGCTTCGTCGTAGCTACCGCGCCGCTGCTCCACTTCTGGAGCGCGCGGCCCCGCTGGCGGACCTCGCTCAGGCCGCCGGTGGTGGTGATCGCCGCTCGCGGGGGCGGGAACTCGGCGTAGTGAGCGCGCGCCGTCAAGGCCAGTGTCGCGGTCAGGTTGAAGTCCAGCCGTGCAGGGGTGGCCAGGTTGCGCCCGATCACCACCTCTTGCTTCTCTTGGTAGAGCCGCACGGCGCGCTCGTAGGACGCCATGCGCCGGTCGCTCGACCGGTACACGTCGTCCAGCGCCGCCCGCAGCACGGTCAGCCGGTGGCGCTCCTCGGCCCGCCACCAGCGCGTCTCGCCACGGTCCCTCACGGTGCACCGCCGCCGCGCAGGCGCAGCTCACGCTCCAGCCGCGCATCCCCCTCGGCGTCCTCGCTCGGCGCCGGCAGCATGGGCGGGTCCGCGGGCAGCAGCACCAGCTCCGCCACCGGCCCCTGCCTCAGCCGCAGGTGCGTCACCCCTGCCCCCCTCGCCGCCGTGGCCAGCGCCACCACCGCGCTTACCACGTCTCCTCCTCCCGTCTCCGGCGCAGCCTCGCCTCGCGCGCTTCTGCCTCTCGCTCTGCTCGTGCTTCCCATGGGTCCTCCTGGTGCTCCTCGAACACGTCGTCGAGGCTCTGGGCGGCCAGCCGCGCAAGCGGTGGCGCGTAATCGCTGTGCCTGCCGTCCCCCGTGGATGGCAGGTGAATCTGTACGCCGCTGGTGGTCACGCGGCGGCGCACGCCGACGAGATCGGCGCGCACCTGCGGGTCCGGTGGTAGCTCGATCGTGCCGGTCGCCAGCCGACGCCGCAAAGCATCGAAGGCGAGCATCTTGTTACTCGCGCTCCAGGCCACCTGCGTCAGGGTGAGCCCGGCGTCGGCGGCGAGCGCGTGCACGAAGTCAAACCCCAGCTGGTCGGTGTCGGCGGCGTCGAGCCGGTAGCAGCGCAGCAACGCCGCGATCTCGGCGAGGGTAACGCGCGGGTCTAGCGGGTCGGCTTTGCTCCCCTTCCACTGTCGCGCGGCGTCGATCACCAAGCGGCCCCCCTCCTCGTGGCCAACCATGACCGTCCACGCGTTGCCACGGGTCGCCGGGTCCATCGCTGCGACGTAGGAGCGGCCGGGGCGGTAGGGCAGCTCCGTGGCCCCGTGGCGCGTGCACCGCTCGATCTCGACCGACGAGAACAGCGCCGCGTCAGCGTCGGCAAACTCGGCCTCCACGTCGGTGCGGTAGGCGTCCGGGTTCTCCCGGCGCATGCGCTCGCACTCCTCGGGGGTCCACTTGACCGGGTTGAGGTCGTAGGCAGGCGCGCGGATCACCACCAGGTCCAGCCCCGGCCGCCCCCACCGCTCCATCACGGTCTCGTACACCGGGCCCGCGGGCGCCCAGGGAGAGCCCCAAGCGAAGATCTGTGCAGCAGGGAGCAGCCGCCCTTCCACGGCGCGCACGCTGTCTTCGAAGTTCACCACAGCCTCATCCCCGTGCATGCGCGGGGCCTCGTCCGCCGCGAGCCCCGCCGACCAGCGGGCCACCAGCGTCGAGCCCGCCCGAGAGCCCGCGACCACCTTGATCTCCACCGGGCGCCCCGAGGGGTGGCGCAGCAAAAGCGAGTCGCTCTTGGGCTCGTCCATCAGCAGCGCCTTCAGGTTGGGCGAGGCCATGATCTTGCCGACCAGGTGGTCGTTGAAGCTCACCTGGGCGATATCCAGGCTGGTCGAGAGGATCGAGAACCGGGGGATCTCGCCGGCTCCGAGGCTGCTGAGGTCGATGCGCTGGCTGGCGCTGGTCGCCACGGCGGCGAGCGTGAGGCTCTTGGCCCCCCGGATCCCTGAGACGTTGTATACCTTGCGCGGTCGCCCCGGCGGCGCGGCGAGGAAGGCCGCCGCCTCCTGGCCACCGAGCGCGCGCACCACTCTGGGGTGGTCGGCCAGGTCCCCTAGCGGCTCGCCCTCAATCACGCGGCAGACCGCCCGCTGCACCGCCGTGGCGCCGGTCAAGCCGAAGCCCCGGGTTCCCGTGAGGAGCCCTTCGAGGCTGAGCGGCCCTGCGGCCACGGGCGCCTTGCGGACCATCAGCGCAGCGCCTCGTCGGTCAGCGGAGGGGGCGGCCCCCCGAGGGTGAAGGTGGCGCCCTTCACCAGCCCGGTGACCTTGGCGATCTCGCCGCACACCTTGACCCGTGCGGCGACCCGCTTGGCGGCGTCGGTGATCTGGTCCACCTCGCTCAGCGCAAGGAGCAGTTGGTGCATCACCAGCCTCCGGGTCGGCTCCCGGCCGGCGAGCTGCTCCAGCGCCTCATCCACCCGGACGGCCATCTGCCGCACCCAGGTGTCGCTTGTGCCCCACTGGGCCGCGAGCGAGGTTGCTGAGCGGTGGTGCCACTGGCCCGTGAGCTTGAGCCCCAGCACCACCGCAGCCTGCTCACCGGCCAGCGGGAGCCCCGGGAGGGAGATCACTTCCGCCGCCGTTTCGGCCCCTGTTGCGCCGCTTGCGGCGCCCTTCCGCTTGGTCACGGGGAGCGCTCCCGGCCCCCCGCGATCTCCTCCTCAACCTCCCGCAGGCACGGCGCGCACGCAGGCATGTCCTCCCGGTCGCCCTCCACCTCCACCAACCCGCACCGACAGCACCGGGTGCGGGGAGGTGGGTCAGTGCGGCCCCGCGTCTGTCCGGGCAGGACGACCCGCAGGCTTTCCAGTCTGGGGGCGAAAGAGACCCCATCTATCTCCCCTGCTTTTTGGGTCGGCTCGCTCATGTCAAGTACGAATAGCACAAGCGTAAGCACAAAACTACGCTTGTGAACGACCCGCAACGACCCGCAACGACCCGCAGCCTCAAAGCCAAATTTGGCTCTTGCGTATCGTGCGGGTCGTGCGGGTCGTTGTTTTAAAATCTAGAAAAAAAATAGATAGATAGATACAAGTGTGGGTCATGGCTGCCCCCATACTGTGATGACAAAAATGGATAGGTGGGCGACGCTCGCAAACAGCCCGCACGACCCGCAAATGCAAAACCGCAGCCTAAAAAGGCTGCGGCAACGACCCGCAAGGGCTCCCGGCAACGACCCGCAACGACCCGCACAGGCCGCGCGTCAGGCCTCGCGGCGCAGGTACAGCTTCTTGACCTTCGCGTGCCCCTCCTCGCGTACCTCCCAGGTCACCCGCGAAGCCCGCAGCAGCCCCGCATGCCGGCGCAGGTGGGCCTGGAGCGCCTTGCCGTGGCCTGGCCACCAGGCCGGCGGCCGGGTGTCCCCCCAGGCTCGTGCCGTCAGCTCGTCCAGAAGCTGACGGTACGTGAGGTGTAGGTGGGTACCGGGTCGAAGGTACTCCAGAAGCGCCTCGACCAGCGGGTCCTCGGCCTCGGTCTCGTGGGCCCTCTTGCGGCTGGCCAGGTAAGCCCCCACGACCGACCCCGGCGGCAGCCCCAGCGCCTCTTCAGCCCCCGCAGCGAAGGCCGCCGGGCCCCCCATGCGGATGGTTGCGGGCACCTCGACGGGCCGTGAGCCCCGCGCCGCAGCCACCAGCGCCCCGAGCACCCGCGGGGCTCGCGCCGCCACCCCCGCCCGGAGCTCGCCCGGGGTGACCCGGCGTCCGCCTTCGATGGCGCGGACGGGGAGCTGCGCGATCAGCGCCCGCGACAAGAGGTCGGGCCTCACGAGGGCGTCGACGATCGAGGTGAAGAGCACGGGCCGGGCGGCGCGGAAGACCACCAGGTCACGGTCGCTGTAGAGCGACCGAATCGCAAAACCGTCGCCCGTGGCGATGCGGCAGAAGGCGTCCGACAGGTCCCCGTCGAGGGACGACACATTGTCGTAGACGAGCACGTGATTGTGCTCCGCCTGGATGGCGAGGTTGCGGAGCGCCTCGGCGCCCCGTGGCAGGCTCAGGCTCTCCAGGCCCCGGGGGTCCACCAGCGACCGCAGGATCTCCCCCAGCGTGCTCTTGCCGCTGTCCGCCTCGCCCTGGAGGAAGAGCACCGGGTACGGCGCCGCGGGGCGCAAGCAGGCCATGAGCCACGCGAGGCAGCAGGTCCAGAGGTGCCCGTGGTCGAAGCCGAGGAAGACGCGCAGCTCCTCCAGCGCCTCGGGCCCTGCGTCCTCGGGGACCGGGAGCCCCAGCGTCCCCGAGGGGCGGAAGAAGGCGGGGGGCAGCGCCTCCTCCTCGACGTCCGCCAGCGGCACCGCCCCCTGTTCCCCGAGGTCGAGCCACGGGGCGCCGTCGCGCACTCCGACCCGCAGGGGGACCTCGGCGGCGCGCTGGGGTCGGCCCATCAGCACGGTGCTGGTGTCCTTGATCAGCCCCCCGGACACCACCCCGCCGTGGCGCGCCTGGTACTGGGCGGCGACCCACGCCCCCCACGCCTTGCCGTCGAGAGGAAGCGCCGCGCCGTCGACCTCGGCGTAGAAGCGCCCGGTGGGGGACTGCACCACCGGCCACTGCTCCACCAGGCGCATCAGCTGCACCGCTTTCGAGACGTGCCCCACGCCGTCGGGGCCCACACCCTCGCGCGTAGCCTCGCTCGCCGGAGGGTAGCGGCCGACGCTCTGAGCGATCCGCTTCACCTCCTGCTCGTCGAGGGGCGGCCTGCACTTCGCGGCGTTCAAGGCGAGCAGCGCCGCCAGGATCGCCTCGGCGTCAAGCCCGCGGCGCCGGAGCGCCCCGGCCACGCTGGTCAGCGCTTTGTTGCGGCTGCCGTGGACGAAGGTGGCGTTGCCCACGTCGGCCTCGGGGGCGGGTCGTAGCCTGCCCGCGGCCTCGACGACGACCGCCGGCACCTCGGCGATCTCCGTCGTGCCCTCGTCGTCCCAGCGGTACCGCCGCCCGCTGGCGTGCAGCGAGGGCGGCGCGACCACGTAGCCGCCCTCGCCCCGGGTGTCGACGCCCTTGCCCAGCAGCCCCACGGTGGTCTTCCCGCTGCCCTGGAAGAACAGGTGCACGCCGCCTCCGCCGCTGTACGCGCGCAGGGTGTCGACCTGCAGCCCCCACTCCCGGCACAGCCGCGCCCACGTGGCCTGCCCCTCCTCGCCGTCGAGGTCGACAACGAAGAGATCGACGCCCGTGCGGATCCCGACGTTGGCCTCGGGCGACTCGATCCACCAGGAGGTGATCCGCCCCGCGTCGGTGGTGCCTTCCCAGAGCCCGCGCCTGGTGCGCGGGTGCTTCCCCGGTCGGTCGCACTTCGCGCCCTTGTGGCAGGCGCAGACCCCATCGACGATCTCCCACACGGGGAACACCCGGAACCCCCGCGCCGCCAGCCCCAGCGCCGCGTGACCCATGACCGACAGCTCCAGCGCGGGGCTCATCGGTAGCACCTCCCGCAAAGCACGCCTTCGCCGCTGGCCCACCATGCCTCTTGCCCCGCAGGAATCCCCACGCGACACGAACGACACCAGCCGTCAAAGCGGAGCTCGATCAGCTTGCGATCCTTCGCCTTTGTCCTGGCCTTGGCGTCCTGATAGGCCTGCCGTTGCTTCTGCTCCTCGCGGGCCCTGGCCTCGGGATCCCGCGTCTTCTGCTCGCGCGGCGGCGACTCCGCTCGAGCGTGCAGCCTCGGGTCATCGGGGTGGAGCAGCACCAGCCTGCCTTCGCGAATCGCCTTGCAGGCAAGAAAGGCCGCTGTCCGCGCCTCGTGCTCGTTTGGGCTGCTTGCCAGCATGACCAGCTTCATGGCTCGTTCGACGCTCATTCGCTCGCCCCCTCTCGTGCGCGCTGCACCGCGGCGCGCGCCTCCTCGACGCTGCGCACCACCGCAGCGAACCCGCCCATCTGCCGCACGTGAGTCAGGAAAGCGCGCTGCTCCTTGGTCAGGCGCCCCACCTCGGTCTTGACCTCCAGGGCGACAAAGCGCCCGGACGGCGCCAGCAGCCCCACCAGGTCCGCCGACCCGACGCACAGACCGTACTGCACCCGCTGCGTCTTGCCGCTCGGCATCCAGAAGGTTCCGACGCCGGTGTTGTTGCGCCAGAGCGTGAGGTCATGCTCCGACCCCAGCGCTAGCCGGATCTCTGCCTGTATCGTCGACTCGCTCATAGCGCCCCCGGAAGTGGCCAGTTCGGCCAGTGCCCAAACCTCTCCTTGAACTGAACGCCGACCCAGCCCGGCTTGTACCCCCGCTCCCGCTGCGCCTTGGCCAGGGCCAGGAAAGCTTTGCGCTTGAACATCTCGGGCACCTCGGCGCTCTCGTCGATCTCCTGCATGCTGCGCTCGCGTATCTCCTGGGCGACGATCCTGATCGGCTTCGGCGCGTCGCAGCGCTGGCACACCTTGGCGCTGCGAGGGTTGACCGCAAAGCACGTCTCGCAGGACCACACCTGCGGCTTCTTCTCGCGCGCCGTGATCCCCTCGCCGTCAAGCGTGTATTCACGCTCGGCGTACGGGAGGCCGTGCTGCCAGACCACCCCGCGCAGATCGATCAGCAGTGCCCTCTCCTTGCCGGGGGCCGGGCGCAGCACGCGCCCGACCATCTGCAGGAAGGTGCTCTCGGCCTGGCAGCCACGCGCCAGCATGCACACCTCCACGGCGGGGATATCCACGCCCTCGGTGAGCACGAACACGTTGCTCACCACGCGGGTCTCCCCGCTCGCCAGCCGCGCGAGGATCGCCTGTCGCTCGGCCGCGCGCGTGGCCCCGTCCAGGTGCTCGGCCGCGACACCCGCGCCGTTGAGCGCCGCCACGAACGCCTGCGACTCGGACACGGTGGCGGCGAAGAGCACGCACCGTCGGCCCTGTCCCCAGCGCTGGTAGGCGTCGGCCGGGTGCAAGGCGAGCTCGCCCCCCTCGCCCACCGTAGGGGGCGCGATCACGTCACAGGGGACCAAGAACCCCTTGTCACGCAGCTGCGCGGGCGTGGCCGCCACCACCAGCTGCTCGAAACAGTCCCCCAGCGGCGACCGGTCGGCCCGCTGCGGAGTGGCCGTGAGCCCCAGGTGCACGGCGTCGGGGTAGGCCTCGCGGATCTGCCGGTAGGTCTCGGCCACCGCGTGGTGCGCCTCGTCCCAGACCACGACGTTGGCCGGAGGCCGGACGTGCCCGCGGCTCGCCAGCGTCTGCACGCTGGCCAGCTGCACCGGGGCGCTCAGCTGGGCCGCCACCCCTGCCTTGAGGATCGCGGTGTCGAGCAGCCCGCCGGCCGCCAGCCGCCCCTGCACGTCGGCCAGGATCTCGCCCCGGTGCACGAGGAACAACGCCCGGCCCCCGCGCTCGACTACGGAGCGCAGCACGTGCGCCGCGATGGTCCCCTTGCCCGCGCCGGTGGGGGCCACAAGCAGCACGCTACGCGCCCCCTCGCGTAGCCGCGCGCGCACCTTGTCCAGCGCGCTCGCCTGGTAGTCGCGCAAGTTCATCGGCCCCACCCGTGCGGGTGGCGCGCCCGCAGCTTGTCCAGGTTCCGCTGCGCCAACTCGTCCAGCGACAGGCCCAGCGTGCTAGCCAGCGCCGAGAGGTACCACAGCACGTCGCCCAGCTCCTCGGCCACCCGCGCCCGGTCCAGGTCGGTGCCGTGGAACAGGGCCTTCTTGACCAGCTCCTGCACCTCCCCGGCCTCGCCCCCGAGGCCGAGCGTGGCCATCGACAGCTGCTCCCGGAACGGCAGCCCGGAGTTGAGCGTGCGCTCTGCCTGCGCCTGGTACTCCCGGAGGTTCACGCCGCACCTCCCAGGGATTCCAGCTCTTCCCGCTTCTTGCGCTCCGCCTTGGTCTCCCAGTCGGTCGCCGGGCAGACCCCCAGCTTTTCCAGCGCCGCGCGGTGCAGGTAGCTCGGCCGGTGGCCCGGCTTGACCCACAGGGCCACGGCGGTCTGCGACACCCCCAGCTTGCGGCCCAGGGCACTCTGTGACCTGCCCTCCGCTTCGAGCCACGCCCTCAATTTCTTGTGTCCTTCGGTGATCCCTTGCATGGTCTATAAGTACGCTTATGGTTGTACCTGGTCAACCCGAAAGGAAGCGCATGTAGCCCAACCGCCGCGTACCGCATGGATCCTAGCGTAAGGAGGGAATCTACAAGCGTGCTTGTAGAAAGTTGTTGACCGGCCCACAAGTACGCTTATACTTGTATCCCATGAAGCCAAGGACCTGCACCCACTGCGCCGGCGACCCCTGCCGGGCCCACGATCAAACCGATGCCCCCGTCCGTCGCGTTTCGGCGACAGACCTTGCGGAAGCCCTGGACCGGCAGGCAGCCCGCCAGCGTAGCATCGCCTTCGTCGAGACGGCGATCAAGGCCCTGATCGTCGCCAGCAAGCTGGCCGGCGAGGACGAGCCCGCCGTGGCCGCTGCCGGCGTCGCCTGCGAGCGTGCGCTCCTCTTGCTCCAGCACCGCGCCGAGCTCTCCGCCGAAGGGATCGCCCTGCTGCGCGAGGTGGCGGCGTGAAGCTCCCGATCCTCACCCAGAGCGAGCTGCGGACCTACCGCAGGTGCGCCCGCGAGCACACCCTGGCCTACCGCCAGGGGCTGCGCTCCGTCGAGCCGGACGCGGCGCCCCTGCGCTTCGGCACCGCGATTCATCAGGCGCTTGCCTGCTGGTGGGCCGGCTTTCCTCTCGCCGAGGCCATCGAAGCGATCAACGGCCTTGACGATCCGTTCGAGCTTGCCCGCGCATCCGCCCTCTTTGCCGGCTATGTCGCGCACTGGCGCAAGCCCGCGGGGTCCGTGCTGCTGGTCGAGAAAGAGTTTCGCTGCGCCCTCACCAACCCCGCCACGGGGGCCGACTCGCGCACCTTCGAGCTTGCCGGCAAGATCGATGCGCTCACGGTGCTCGGCGGACGCACCCTGCTGGTCGAGCACAAGACCACCAGCGAGGACATCGCCCCCGGGTCGCCCTACTGGCAGCGGCTGCGGATCGACACCCAGATCCCGATCTACCTGCGCGGCGTCGAGAGCCTGGGCCACCGCTGCGACGGCGTGCTCTACGACGTGCTCGCGAAGCCGAAGCTTCGCCCGAAGAAGGGCGAGCGCGCCGAGGACTTCCAGGAGCGTTGCTTCGCCGAAGTGACCGACCACCCCGAGCGCTATTACGCGCAGGTCGAGCTACCGATTCTCACCCGCGAGATTGACGACGCCATGGCCGACGCCTGGGCCACCGCTCGCGCCATCCGTGAGAGCGAACTGTCGGGCCGCTGGCCTCGCAACAGCGACGCCTGCGTCCGGTGGTCCCGCCCCTGCGCCTACTTCGGCCTCTGCACCGGCCAGCGCAGCGCTTCTTCTTTCGTCCAGACCGACCCCCACCCGGAGCTGAACACCCCATGAACAAACGCCGGGGCCTGCGCCCCATCCTCAAGGATTTGAGAGAGGTTTTCGAGATGGCCCGCGATATGTGCGGGTCTGGAGACCCCGATTTCATCGACCAGCGGCAGGCCGAGATCACCGCGCTCGAGCGCGAGGTCGTTGCCCGTCTGCGGCAGAAAGTGAGCCCCCCGTGCGATTGAGTCTTTCATCCATCTCTTCCTCTCGCCGCGCCGACAGGCCGCTTCGCGCGCTCGTCTACGGCAACGCCGGGGTAGGCAAGAGCACCCTCGGCGCCCATGCCCCGGCCCCCGTGTTCCTCTGCGCCGAGGACGGCGTGGCTCACCTGGACGTGCAGCGGTTCCCGACCCCGGAGAACTGGACCGACGTGCTTGCGGCCGTCGACGCCCTCACCCGGGAAGATCACCCGTTCAAGACGCTGGTGATCGACACGATCGACTGGCTGGAGCCGCTGTGCTGGGCGCACGTGTGCAAGGCCGCCGGGAAGCCCGATATCGAAGCCTTCGGCTACGGCAAAGGATACGTTGCCGCCGTTGACGCCTGGCGCCTCTTCCTGGCGCGTCTGGAGCAGCTTCAGGCGAAGCGCGGGATGCACGTCATCCTTCTCGGCCACGCCGTCGCCCGCGACCACCGCGACCCCGAGCTCGACAGCTGGAAGCGCTGGTCGCCCAAGCTCCACCAGGCCGCAGCGGACCTGATCTGCGAGTGGTGCGACGCCGTGCTCTACGCCACCCACGAGGCGATGGCCCGCAAGGACGGCCCCCGCTTGCGCGGCGTCAGCACCGGCCAGCGGGTGCTGCATACCGAGTGGACCGCAGGGCACGTGGCGAAGAACCGCCACGGCCTCCCGCCGGTGCTCCCGCTCTCCTGGGCTGCGCTCTGGGGGCACGTGCGCGGCGCCCCTGCCCTGCTGGCCGAGATCGACCAGCTCCTCGACCAGCTCCCCGAGGACAAGCGCGCCAAGGCCCGCGCTGCCCGCGACGAGCACGCGTCCAACGCCGCCGCCCTCGTGGGCGTGCTGGCTCGCATCAAGACCACCCTGAACAACTGAAAGAAAGGAAAAACATCATGGAAAACATCATCCCCGAAGGCCGTTGCAAGGCGATTGTTCACGACTGGAGCACTGGGCTCTCCGCCGCGAAGAGCACCCCGTTCGTGAAGCTCGGTCTCAAGATCCTCGAAGGCGAGTACACGGGCCGGGTCGTCGACTGGTACGGCTGGCTCACCGAGAAGACGGTGGACCGCGTGAGCACCGACCTGGCCGCACTCGGCTACGACGGCGAAGACCCGCTGGTGGATTTCGCCCGCGCGAAGCACGCCGACCAGCTCCCCGGGAAGCTGCGCCCCGTCCAGATCGTGATCCGCCACGAGGAGTGGCGCGAGCGTGTCCAGGTGCGGGTCGCGTACATCAACGAGATCAGCGAGGCGAAGCCCGTCGACGCGGGCACCGCCGCGAGCATCCGCGACGCCTTCCGCGCAGCCAAGGCCGCTCGTGGCGCGCGCCGCGCCCCGGACCCCGTGCCGCTCGACCAGGACGCTCCGTTCTTACCCTCTCGCCCCCTCGGGGGCCTCGCCCTGCCCTCGCCTCGGGGGCAGCGCCGGGCCAACGACGGCCAGGAAGGACACGATCATGCAGATCAATTTTAGCGATGAGCTTGTGTGGGCAGGGAACGGCGGAGCGAGCAACCGCGAGCGCCCTCTGTTGTGGCTCCAGCAAGGAGAGGCTGTTGTCCGGTTCACCGGGGACTCAATCCCCGGGACCGTGCGGGTGCTGCGAAACGATTACGTGAAGAACGGGAAGTGGTCGCACAGCAAGTGGACTCTTCAGCTCGCCGGGGACGTGACCGCGTGGGTGCTCGCCGGAGGGGACATGCGGGAGTACGCCCGCGAGGGCGAGAAGCCTCGTGTGATCGCGTACCGCAAGGCCCTCACCTGGAGCGACATCCCGGCGGACCTGCACAGGATCTTCCGAGTCATCGCCACCAAGACGAGCGCTCGCCTGGACGAAGCCGACAAGCCCGTCTGACACCCTCGCCGGTCGCGGGTTGCCGCTCTCCCACGCAAGGACGGCAGCACGAGGCCGACGACGGCCACCTATGGAGGATCCCTATGAACAACACGAAAGTCATCCTCGCCGCCACGGCGAGCCTCCTCGCCACGTTCGAGACCGCGCAGGACGCCGCCCTCCTCCGGGAGCCGGTGCGCCGCCCACCGCCTGACCCGGCCTTCCGCACGGACCGGCACGCCATGAGCCTGAGCCAGGCCGTCGCCGACCTCGCCCGCCAGGACATCGGCCCCAAGCGCCGCCGCCGCCTCCGTCGCCGGCTGGCCCGTGGAGGGGTGGCGTGATGGCTTACGCCCCCTACACCACCGAAGACCTGGCCTGGCTCCGTCGCCTTGCCACCAAGATCGATCTAGATGTCCGGGTCCACCACCTTCTCGCCACCCTCGCCCAGGTCGAAGCCGAGCGCGACGCCCTCCGTGCCGAGCGCGACGCCCTACGTGACGCGGCCCGGGAATACCTCACGGTCGATGGCACCCTGAGCACCTGGGACGCCGCGTACCAGGTACGTGACCGTCTCCGCGCCCTCGTGGAGGCGAAGCCGTGATCCCCACGCCCCCCGACCCCCTCCGCGTGCTCGTGCAGATCGAGCACGGGCAAATCCCGGTGGCCGACCGAGCAGCCGCCGTCCGGTGCCTCCGCAAGGGGGCGCTGCGCCTCCTCCAGCGCCGCCCCAGTTCCCTGGAGCGGCTCCGGTTGGAGACCGCCCTCGCCCTCGCCGCGACGATGCTCGACGAGCCACGGGTGCTATCATGACCACGACCCTCGAACTTCTCCGCGAGGCTGGCGCGTGCGACGACGCCCTGTGCTGGGCCGAGGACTACCCCGACCCCCAATCCGCCTGGGATGCCTGCACCGATGGGCATTGGATGGCCTGGTGCCTGGGCAGGCTGGCCGAGATGGCCGGCGACGGCTCGCCCGAGCACCGTCGCGCGGTGCTGGTCGCGTGCCGATGTGCCCGAACGGACCCACGTCTGTCCGAACCGGGCGCCCATGCCCTCGACCTGATCGAAGCGTGGGCCCTGGGCGGCGAGGATCGACGGGGAGAGGCGTTCACGATTGCTGTAAACGCCGACGACGCGGCCGAAAGCGCTGCGGTAGCAGCCTTGCGCGTACGTAACAACGCCAACAATTGCCACAACGCCGCCTCTGAGACGGCCGACTGGGCCAGCGACGCCGAGGCTCACCTCCGCGCCCTCGCCGATCTGATACGCGCCACCGTGCCGGTGGTACCCCTGCCCGGAGGAGCGCCGTGAAGCCCTCCGACCGCGCCGCCCTTCGGGCCTCCCTGCTCACAACCCTCCAGGATCGCCCCGCCATGGGCGAGGCGTCCCTCCTCGCGTGGGCCCGGCGGCAGCGCCCTCCGATCGGCCCCTCGACCGCCGAGACGGTCGCCCTCGCCCTGGTGGCGGAGGGCCTCGCCTCGCGCGAGGAGCGCCCCGATGGCACCGCGATCTACCGCCCCGTCCAGCGCGCCCCCGAGGCCCCGCCGGTCGAGCCCTCGCCCTCTCCCACCCCGCCCCCGGTGAGCGCGGTGCGAGCGGTGAGGCCGCCCCCGCCCGCCCCGGCCCCGGCCCCTACTCCGGAGCAGATCGTCCGGGCGACCTTGACGAAGGAGGAGAACGCCCTCCTCGACGCGAGCCGCCAGCTCGCCCGAGTCGGCGCCGAGCGAGACGCCCTCGCCGCCGAGCGCGACTCTCTCCGGGAGCAGCTTGGCCGCGCCCTCGCCTCCGGGGCCGAGTGGCAGCGCCGCGCCCTCGCCGCCGAGGCTGCCCCCACCCCTGTCGCCCTCGGCCCTCGGGAGCTGGCGAGGGCGATTCTCGATCTCCCCCTCGCCGACTGGCGCGCCCTCTGCGCTGCAAAAAGGGATCTGGACACCGCCCGCGACCTCCGCGCCCGCTCCGCCCAACTGGAGGCCAGCGCCCGCGAGGCTGGCGATCGAGCCCTCGGGCAGCCCCCGGCGGCGACGATTCGAGAGAAGATCCTCGCCCTCTTGGCGGAGCACAAGGGAGCGCTCCCTACTGCCGAGATCGCCGATCGGATCGGGTCGGGGAGAGCGACGGTGGGATCGATCCTGTCGCAGATGACCAGGAGGGGCGAGATCGAGCGCCCCGAGCCGAGCCACTACCAGGCCCGGGGGAGGCGATCGTGATCACGATTGAAAATCACCGCTGGAAGGACTGCGCCCCGCTCACCCCCGGGGAGCGGGCCCAGCTCGCCGCCTGGGTCGAGGCCATCGGGCTACAGCCCGTAGCGGCCCGCGCGGGCCTGTCGGGGCACTCCGTGCTGCGGAGGGCGCACACCGGGGGCCGCGTCTCGCCTGATACCCGGGAGGCCCTGGTGAGGCTGTTTGCCCAGCCTCTCCCGGAGCGCCGAACGTGTCGCCGCCGGGGGTGCGATCAGCCGGTCGCCCCCGCGCCCCCCGTGGGAGCACGCCCCTGCTACTGCCCGCGGCACGCCTGCCACGACCAGCGCACCCGGCGCCGACCTGCTCCCGCGCCCGTGTGCCCCGCCTGCGGGGGTCCCCTCGCCCACGAGGGCAGGCTGGCCTACTGCCGCCTTCGCCGCTGCGATGCCGCGCTGGCCCTGGGGGCCGCATGATCGCGCCCCCCGCCACCCTGCGCCTCTCCGCCCAGGAGCGGGCCTGGCTCCTCTGGATCCGCCAGAAGACCGGCGCCCTCACCTACGCCCTTCCTTGCCGCTGGGCCCTGGCCCTGTCGCTGGCGGAGCCCTCTCCGCCCCCCTCGCACGCGCTCCCCGGGGGCGAGCTGGAGATCAGCTGGGCCACCCTCGGGGGCAGGTACGCGCCGATCTACTGGGCTTGTGTGGTCGAGCGCCACGGGACCGATGCTCCGCAGGCCCTCCGGGCGCACCTGTACCGGGGAATCGGTGCGCTTCGCAGCGACCGCCGGATCGCCAGCCCCGCGGGCCTGCTCCGCACGGCGCTCGAAGGGAGGCGAGCCTTATGGACTGGAGCGCCGAGGCCCGCAGGCTAGTCGCCGAGATCGCCGCCCAGCACCCGCGCGCCACGGTGGGGGAGCTGCGGAAGGCGCTCCGGGAGGGGTACCCCTGGGGGCCTCGATCCCACTGGCCGTACAAGGCGTGGCGCACCGCATGCCGCCGCGAGGAGCAGCGCCGCGCGAAGGAGCGCGGAGAGCTGCCGGTGTCGGAGGATCTCGGCCCTCTCTTCGGAGGTGAGCGGTGATCCAGCAGGCACTATTCACGGCTGAGCTGGGGGACGGAGAGCTTGAGGCAGAGGTGCTCTCTCAGCTGCGCTGCGGTCAGATGTGGTTCGATCTCCCTACCCTGACCAAGTACGTCGCCTGGTACGGCTCACCGTCGCGCGAGCCCTCCGAAGCGCAGGTGGAAGCGGCGCTCGCCCGGCTACTGGCCCGGGGCCTGGTTGAGCACGACGCGGAGGGCGATGGCTGGCGCCTCGGAGGCAAGCCGTGAAGTGCAGCCACCCCGATTGCCCCGCGGAGATCGCGCCCCCGCGCCGTCGGTGGTGCTCCGAACGGTGCGCCCGCGACGCGGCCCACCAGATCGAGACCGACCGCCACCAGGCCCAGCGACAGGCCCGCGCCCTCACCTGCCCCGACTGCGGGGCCACCTACCGGATCTCCCCGCACGCCCAGCGGGGCCGCCTCGCCGAGCGGTGCCCGCCCTGCCGCAAGGAGCGCGCTCGGCAGATGAAAAACGACCACCAGCGGCGCGCTCGACTTCTCTCCGGGAGCTCCAGATCATGACTTTGATCGACCTGCGCAAGACGCCGTTCCCGTGGTTCGGGGGCAAGGCCGACGCGGCCCCCGCGGTGTGGGAGGCGCTTGGCGACGTGGACCACTACTGCGAGCCGTTCGCCGGGAGCCTTGCCGTCCTGCTGCGCCGCCCGCACCCGTGCAACCGGACCTACTACTCCGAGACCGTCAACGACCTCGATGGCCTGCTCTGCAACGCCTGGCGCGCCATCGCTGCGGACCCGGACGGCGTGGTCGAGGCGGCGTCCTGGCCGGTGTGCGAGGCGGACCTGCACGCGCGGCACCTGGCGCTCTTGCGCTGGCGCGAGGAACGCCAGCTCGAGCACCTGATGGGCGACCCTGACTTTCACGACATCCGCATGGCCGGGTGGTGGCTGTGGGGACAGTCCGCCTGGATCGGTGGCGGCTGGTGCTCCGGCGAAGGTCCGTGGATCGTGGGCGCTGACGGGCGGATCGAGAAGCGCAAGGGCAGCCGCGGCGTCGGTCGGCAGTTGCCTCACGTCAGCGATAACGGCATGGGCGTCAACCACGCCGGTCTGCGTGAGCCGGGTGTCGGTCGGCAGTTGCCTCACGTCAGCGATGACGGCATGGGCGTCCACCGTCCGCAGATGCGTGAGCCGGGTGTCGGTCGGCAGTTGCCTCACCTCGGCAACGACGGCAGGGGCGTCCACCGTCCGCAGATGCGTGAGCCGGGTGTCGGTCGGCAG